GGTCCGCAGAGGGAATGTCAAAACGGTAACTGTGATGGGAGAAACTTAAGTGAAAAGGTCTTCGGACAGGGGTTCGATTCCCCTCAGCTCCATTTAAAAACCCGCGTTTTTACGTGGGTTTTTGAATTTCATGACGTATTCATGACGTATTTGCTTATTTCAATTTGCTTTTTCTTCTTCTTTTTCTATACCTACAATACGATTGAAATAGTTATCCATGATACTGTCTGCTTGTACACGGCCTGCGTCAAAAGTGCTTTGATAGATATTTTTCATGACCGCCGGTGTCTTCCAGCCGCCACGCTCCAGTGCGTATTTTTCAGGTATATTCAGAAGAGACATGACCGAAGCGTTTACGTGTCGGAGATCATGGAAGGTCATGTGTGGTAGATCGTTCTTTTCTAAAAGCCGTACCCAGCGGCAATATATGGCGTGACCAGAGAGTGTGATTAGCTGATCGCTAGGGGTGGATTCAATCAGACCCATTATGTATTCAGGAATTTCCAGATACCGGTTTCGCTTCTTTGCTTTTGGAACACCTTTAGTAATCGTCTTACCAGCCACATCGACAACCACATCCTTTATACGCAGATACTTTCCTCCGATGATAGATTTTGATTTAGTTAAGCCCCGTAACTCTGATAGCGAGAAACTCAACCACATAGAGAGAAGGGCAGGCAATTCAATTTCTGTTCCCTTAACTATTTCATATATAATTTCCGGTGGAAGCAATTCTGCAGATCTGATTTCGACGGTGGGAAGTGTTACATCATAGATGAATTCTTTCCGGTATTTCTTCAGTGTGGCTGATACAAGTCCAAATGCATTTTTAACGGTCTTTGGGCTAAGTGTGCCATTACCAGTGGGACGGCTACGGGCCTTACGCTGGGTTTCCTCATTTATTGCTCTTTGCAGCATATTTTCAGTAATGTCAACTAATTTTACATTCATGAGACACTGGAAGTTGGTTTTCCGGATGCGCTTATATCCATGTATTGTCGTAGGAGATAAGACTGGTTCAGAGAGTTCAATGTACTGGTCCATAGCTTCCCCTAAAGAAATATTTAATGTCCTTTGGGTTTCTTTCTTCCGATTTGCAATAAATTCAGCGGCAAGACGCTGTGCCTCTCGTTTAGTTGGAGCAGTAAAAGGCTTATAGATTTTCTTTCCATGATCGTCGGTGTGACTGTAAACGCGAACACGGGCATTGCCAGAGGGCAGAGTTTCAGCTTTTTGCATAGTGTATCCTCCTTTTTGGGTACAAAAATAACAGGGTCACTCTTGACCCTGCCCGCCGAAGATGGTACACTATTATTGATCGTGTAGTGCCGTCTTTGACGGGCTATGTTGGCCGCTCTGGTGTTGGTAGCACCGGGGCGGTTTTTTTTATGTGATTAAATCATTTTTACAATAGACAAACACGGTTCAAAGGCTATGTAATAATTATCAATCGTAACACCTTCGCCGTACTTTAACCGGTACACCTCTAAAGCGTCTGCCAGAAACATTTCTGTTACCTCTATTATGGTGGGAGAGGAATTGTTATTTGTCAAGAATGGAAAAGTGATTATTCTGCTTTCCGGAAATGGGCTATGACAAATGGATATAATGCAGACGCACCTCGCGGAGAATGTACTATTGACCGAATTGACGTAGATGGGCCCTATGCTCCTTGGAATTGTCGTTGGGTTGACACAAAAACACAAGCCAATAATAGAAGAACTAAATAATGTAGGGAGGAATTCAGATGGAACTTATAAAAGGACGCATTAAAAAGGCTGTAAAGTGTACCATTTATGGCCCCGAGGGAATCGGCAAGACAACGTTCGCCTCAAAATTTCCAGACCCCGTCTTTATTGATACGGAGGGCAGCACTACACAGATAGACGTGGCGAGGACCCCGACCCCCAGTAGCTGGACCATGCTCATGGAGCAGGTGCGATATTTTAAAAATAACCCGACCGCCTGCCGCACATTGGTTGTTGATACGGCAGACTGGGCGGAGCGGATGTGTGTTGAACATATTTGTGCGAAGTCGCAGGTAGACGGGATCGAGGGCTTTGGTTATGGAAAAGGGTACACGTACCTGAAGGAAGAGTTTGGGAGACTGTTAAACCTCCTTGAAGAAGTCAAGGAGGCAGGCATCAACATCGTCTTAAACGCCCACGCGACTATGAGGAAGATCGAGCAGCCGGAAGAAATGGGCGCCTATGATCACTGGGAGTTGAAGTTATCCAAACAGATTGCCCCTCTGGCAAAGGAATGGTCCGACATGCTGTTGTTTGCTAATTACAAAATCTACGTGGCAAACGTGGACGGTCAGGGCGCTGGAAAAGGCAAGAACAAAGCACAGGGCGGCAGGCGGGTCATGTATGCAACGCACCACCCGTGCTGGGATGCGAAGAACCGGCACGAGCTGCCGGACGAAATGCCCTTTGATTACGAACAAATCAAACATATCTTTGCGGAAATCAGCCCGGTACAAACGGCAAAGCCGGAACCTGAACAGATCCATGAGTCCAAGTCTGAGCCGGATAAGCCGGCCGTTGACACATCCTTCATTAATCAAATGGAAATGGATTTTGAGGGCAGGGATTCCGGGAAGAAAAGCGCGGAAGCTCCGAAAGAGAAAAAGTCTGATTTATCGCCAGCTCGAAGGAAGTTAAAAGATCTAATGGAAAGTAATCTTATATCAGAAGAGGAAATCCAGTGGGTTGTAGCGAAAAAGGGATACTTCCCGCAGAGTACGCCAATCGAGAATTACGGGGATGATTTTATAGAGGGTTGGCTGGTTGCGTTTTGGGACAAAGTTTATGAGATGATACGCAAAGACTTAGACAAGACAGAAATACCGTTTGAACAAAAAAATGGAGGTTGAGATTATGAATGAAAAAACAGAAAGAGCATTGGACTGGGAAGACGAAATTGAGCAGGATTCAGCGGAGTTTACTGTATTCCCTGAGGGGGATTATGATTTTGAAGTGACTGGATTCGAGCGAGCCAGATATCAGGGTGGGGAGAAGATCCCGCCCTGCAACAAAGCCATTATTAAGGTCAAGATCAAAGACGGGGAAAAGAGCACGACGATTAATCATAATCTGCTCTTATATTCAACACTTGAATGGAGGCTTTCAGAGTTCTTCGTATCCATAGGGATGAAGAAAAAAGGCGAAAAGGTTGCCCCGAAATGGGGAAACGTGATCGGTTCCACCGGCAGGGCGAAAATCGGGATCCGCAAATGGGAAAACAAAGAAAAGGGAACCAGCGGAGAATCAAACGAAGTATTAAAACTCTACCCGAAAGAGCAGAAAACCTTTAGGGCAGGTGAATTTTAATGGAGCTTAGGCCATATCAGACAAATGCGAAGCAGGCAATTTTCGAGGAGTGGGAAAAGGTAGACAAGACGCTCCTCGTCTTGCCTACGGGCTGCGGCAAAACAATCGTCTTCGCAAAGGTGGCAGAGGATTGTGTAAGAGCTGGCGATCGTATCCTGATTCTGGCGCACCGGGGTGAACTTTTAGAGCAGGCAGCCGACAAGATTGCAAAAGCAACCGGACTCGGGTGCGCGACCGAAAAAGCGGAAGAATCTTGCCTGAGCAGTTGGTTCCGCATTGTAGTGGGGTCCGTCCAGACTCTTATGCGGGAAAAGCGGTTAAAACAATTTCCTGCCAATTACTTCGACAAGATCATTGTGGATGAAGCTCATCACTGCCTGTCTGACAGCTATCAGCGAGTGCTGGAGCACTTTGACGAAGCTAAGGTACTCGGAGTTACCGCAACGCCGGATCGGGGCGATATGCGCAACCTGGGACAATGCTTTGAGTCCCTGGCATATGAGTACACCTTACCTAAAGCTATTCGAGAGGGATATTTGAGCCCTATCAAGGCGGTAACGATTCCGCTGAAACTGGATCTAACCGGCGTAGGGACACAGTCGGGGGACTTTAAGGTAGGAGATCTGGGATCTGCGCTCGATCCGTATCTGTACCAGATTGCCGACGAAATGGCGGGCTATTGTGCTAATCGTAAGACTGTCGTGTTTCTTCCGCTGGTTGCCACAAGCAAGAAATTCCGTGATATTCTGTGCGAAAAAGGGTTTCGCGCGGCAGAGGTAGACGGGGAGAGCAAGGACCGGTCGGAAGTTCTCGAAGCCTTTGATCGTGGGGACTATAACGTACTATGCAACTCTATGCTATTAACAGAGGGCTGGGACTGTCCCAGTGTGGATTGCATCGTCGTGTTACGTCCCACGAAAATACGCAGCCTATACAGCCAAATGGTGGGACGCGGAACCAGGCTGCACCCCGGGAAGACCGATCTGCTGCTGTTAGATTTCCTATGGCACACCGAGCGGCACGAATTATGCCATCCGGCACACCTGATTTGTGTGAACGAGGAAGTGGCGCAAGCTATGACCAAGAACATCGAGGCGGCCGGTTGCCCGGTAGATATTGAGGAAGCCGAGGCAAAGGCATCCGAAGATGTGGTATCACAGCGGGAAGAGGCACTGGCCAAGCAATTACGGGAAATGAAACATCGAAAGAAAAAGCTGGTGGATCCCTTGCAGTTTGAAATGAGCATCCAGGCCGAAGACCTATCGGGTTATATACCGGCGTTTGGGTGGGAAATGTCGCCACCGAGTGAGCGGCAGGTAAAGACTCTGGAAAAATTGGGAATCTACCCGGATGAGATCGATAACGCCGGCAAGGCTGCGAAAATATTAGACCGCCTGAATAAGCGCCGGGAAGAAGGACTCACCACACCAAAGCAGATCCGCTGCTTGGAGGGTAAAGGCTTTGAGCATGTAGGAGAATGGAAATTTGATCAAGCAAAAAATTTAATTGACCGAATTGCAGCGAATGGATGGCGGGTACCTCGTGACATCCACCCGAATGAGTATAGACCGGATTAAGGAGTATGAACGCATGGATCAGAGGACAGACCTTTTAAAAGTTTTAAACCATATAGACCCGTCAGAATTGTGTTATCAGGACTGGGTAAATGTCGGGATGGCCTTGAAGGAAGAAGGTTACGATACGGCAGACTGGGATGCCTGGAGTGCAAAGGATCCGGGGCGATATCACCCCAATGAATGTTATCAGAAATGGGTTACATTTCGAGGTACCGGAGTCCCTGTCACTGGTGGCACCATTGTGCAGCTTGCCAGGGATCAGGGATGGGTGCCGGAATACGATCCGGGACATGAAATTGGTTGGGAGGACGAAATTTCCGGCGACAAAGACAACCTGGTTATTATCAATAAGAACTGGGTGGAAGACAAGGAAATTGAAGCCCCGAGCGAAACATGGAACCCCATAGCTGACCTGATTACATACATCGGAACCTTATTTGAAGCCTCTGATAACGTGGGATACGTAACAGAATCCTGGCAAAATGAAGACGGAAAATACCTGCCAACAAGGGGGAACTATGACCGGACCGCCGGGCAACTAATTGAACAGTTAAGCAAGTGCAAGGGCGACCTCGGCAAAGTTTTAGGCGATTACAAGGAAGAGGCCGGTGCATGGATACGCTTTAATCCGCTGGATGGAAAAGGCTGTAAAAACGAAAATGTGACCGATTACCGCTATGCCCTTGTGGAATCCGATGATATGGAAATCGAGAAACAGAACGCGATTCTTCGGGATCTGGAGCTGCCGATTGCCTGTCTTGTGCACAGCGGAAAGAGAAGCCTGCACGCCATTGTAAAAGTAGACGCAATAGACTACAAGGAATACCAGAAACGGGTGGATTACTTGTACGACGTCTGCAAAAAGAACGGAATTTCCATTGACCGGCAGAACCGCAATCCGTCCCGTCTCTCCCGGATGCCGGGCATCACGCGCAACGGTCAAAAGCAGTTCTTGATTGATACCAACATCGGTAAGGAATCTTGGATGGAGTGGGTGGACTGGATCGAGAGCGTCAATGACGATCTGCCGGATCCGGAATCTCTCGACAGTCTGCTGAACAATCTGCCGGAGCTGTCTCCCAGCCTAATCGGTGGAGTCCTGCGGCAGGGCCATAAAATGCTTTTAGCAGGGCCGTCAAAGGCCGGGAAATCGTTTTTGCAGATTGGGTTGTGTATTTCTATTGCCGAGGGGATAGATTGGCTCAGGTGGCACTGTGCGCAAGGAAAAGTGCTGTATGTAAACTTAGAACTTGACCGAGCGAGTTGCTTGCATCGTTTTGCGGATGTATATAAACGGATGGGTTTAAGGCCCGTAAACGCCTCTAATATCGATATTTGGAACCTTAGAGGTAAATCAGTACCCATGGACAAATTAGCGCCCAAATTGATCCGCAGAGCGGCGAAAAAGAACTATATTGCCATTGTGATTGACCCGATTTACAAGGTCATTACCGGCGACGAAAATAGCGCGGATCAAATGGCGGCCTTTTGCAATCAGTTCGACAAGGTGTGTACAGAGCTGGGAGCAGCGGTAATCTACTGTCACCACCACAGCAAGGGCAGCCAGGGCAGCAAGCGGAGCATGGACCGTTCGTCAGGATCCGGTGTATTTGCCAGGGATCCCGATGCTTTGTTAGATCTGATCGAATTGGAAGTGTCTGAAGACATACGAACGCAGGAAGAAAATAAGGCGGTCTGCCGGGCCTGCATTGACTGGCTTAATCTCAATAACGTTGATTGGGATGAGGACTTATCTCAGGACGATGAGCTAAACAGCAGAACTATGATGCAATACTGCGAAAAGAAGCGTTATTATGCAAAGCTTGGGGACTTGGATAAGGCCATAAACGAGGCAAAAGAGGCTGTGAGGATAATGACCGCATGGCGGTTGGAGGGGACGCTCAGGGAGTTCAAAAAGTTCGATCCGGTCAATATCTGGTTTGATTACCCGGTGCATTGCATGGATAAATCGGGGGCCTTGAACGATGTAAAACCGGAATGCGAAATGACCGGAAGGGAACGGAGTATGAAGAACCTTGGGCGTAAAAAGACGCCAAAGGAACGGGAGCAAGAGCGCAAAGATTCCTTTGAAGAGGCAATTTCAAGCGCAAATTTAGGGGAGCCGGTTACCGTAGAAATACTGTCGGAATATCTCGGAGTATCCGAAAAAACAGTCCGCAGACGAGTAAAAGAGCACGGAGGTTATGCCATTATAAAAGACGAAATAAAGCGTCTGGACAGGGACAAAACCGACAATAACGAGTAAATGTCCCTAGGGACAATATCGATTTTATTCCGTTTTGTCCCTAACATCTTGATAGACGGACAATACCGAAAAAACTCGGTTTTGACCCCAGGGACAAAGACAGGGACAATATATATACTACGTATATATATCAATGTCTGTCCCTGACGGGTCAGGTGTGAACAGGAACATGGGGCTGTAGGCTCCGCCCCATGTAGCCCTGTCCGACACTGCCCCCTGACAAAAAAAGTTTGTCTTAAAAAATAAATTTAGCGATTTAAAGGAGTGAAGCGTATGATTTTAATAATACCAGATGAGTATTTGAACTATATGAAAAAAATGTCACCTCAGGCGGAGATAAAAGAAGGAGGGATAAGGAGATTTTCAAATATAGTAAAGTGGGCTGCGAAAAAAGTGCCGTGTTATATATATACGCCCATATTTAGAAAAATTGTGCTTGAAGCTGAGAAGCAAGGTTTTATCCGATATGATACGGATACAAAAATGTGGCGAGGTGTAGATTATGACGACTGAATTTTTCCTGCCGCTCATACCTCCTACCAAAACACATCAGGAGAAACAAGTAAGAGAGGTAAGTGGTAAGCCGGTGTTTTACGAATCGGCAGAACTGAAAGCAGTACGGGCGAAGTTGGAGGCGCACCTATCTAAGCATGTGCCGGCAAAGAAACATACAGGTCCTGTGAGATTAATTACAAAGTGGTGTTTCCCGCGCGGAAAGCATAGGGACGGCGAATACAAGATCACAAAGCCCGACACGGATAACATGGTTAAGACGCTAAAGGATGTCATGACCGTGCTGGGGTACTGGACAGACGATGTACAAGTGGCCTCTGAAGTGATTGAAAAGTTTTGGGCGGAGGTACCGGGAATCTATGTCCGGATTGAGAAATTGCTATGACAGATCAAGAAATTGCGGCAGTCTTCCGGGACGTCTATAATGACTGGTGGTTAAAGTGGAAGATGATCCCGGCGACAGAAAAGAACCTCGATGCCATGTCGCAAGAAGGATACCGGCTGATCCGAAAATATGGAGCGCAGCCATTGGTAGCACACATGGTAAATGAATTAGTGAACGTCCTTGACGAACGGGGAAAGGAGGCAACAAACAATGGCAAGAAAGAATAGGCGAGATGAGAGTATTTTGGAAGAATGGTTAAACAAGAAAGTAAGAGAGCTGGGAGGAATCGCCCGTAAATGGGTAAGTCCGGATAACCCAGGCGTACCGGACGAGATATACATATTTCCCGGAGGAGTTATATACTTCGTGGAATTAAAAACAGAGATAGGGCGGTTTTCCGGCCTGCAGAAATGGCAGATAGGTGAACTGCAGCGACTTGGTTGTAATGTGCGTAAGATCAAGGGGTTAAAGCAGGCGGAGGAGTTTTTGGCTGAACTCGAGGAGGAATTCGGGGAAAAGCAGAGGAGCAGGAAAGCCTGAAGGGAAAGGAGAGAAGAAGATGGCTAAAGCAGACGAACGGGAATTAATCGCTGAAGAACCTTCCGAGGGTTGCCCCTACTGCCCTCATGCTGGATGGATTGATATGTATGGAAAAATAATATGGGGTTGTGATATGTCTCACTGTCGTTGTGACCCCGACGAGGAGGAATTATAGTGCAGGAAAGAACCTGGACAAAAGAAGAAAAAGAGTACCTGGAAGAAAATTGGGGTGTTACTTCCGTCGGCACACTGATGAAAAGGCTTAATCGATCCGAATACGCAATTATAAATGCCAGGCAACGTATGGGGTTGGGTCCCTTCTTGGAGAATGGCGATTACGTAACATTTCATCAGCTTTTGATCGCTCTTGGTGTTAACGGCGGATACGGATATAAGCCGATATCGTGGATAGAGAACAGGGGCTTCCCCATCCACAGAAAGAGGATCAAAAGTAATTCATTCCGGGTGGTGTATTTAGAGGAATTCTGGATATGGGCGGAGAAGAATCAAACTTTTTTAGATTTTACCAAATTTGAGGAATACGCTTTAGGCGCGGAGCCGGAGTGGGCGAAAGCGAAGAGAAAGCGTGACTTTGAGAGGAACCAAAAAATCAAAACAACTCCCTGGAGCGACGCAGAGGATAAACAGTTGGAAAGGCTGTTGAAAAAATACCAGTACAACTATAACGATCTGTCTAAAATGCTTGGACGGACAGTCGGAGCCATACAGCGGCGAATCTGTGATCTTGGATTAAAGGAGCGTCCCATTAAGGCAGAGAATCATATCAAGTGGACAGAGGAAGAATTTGTAACACTGGGGGAGTTGATCAAAGCTGGTAGCAGCTATGAAGAAATGGCGGATGTGATCGGGAAATCCTCAAAAGCCATCCGGGGGAGAGTATACTTCCTCTACTTGACGGAAAATCTGGATAAGGTCAGAGGATATATAGGATCCGGTGTATGGGGAGACAATCGGCCCGAACGGAAATTAAAACAGCGAAATCTTATGAACTCGGACGAAAAGGAGCAGGTGAAGGACGCGATGACAAGGTTTGCGGCGATTGTCCGTCACCAGTACAAGCAGCACTTCGAGGAATCGGATTATTGGCAAAAGGATATATGCCAGCTGTGGAAAGGTTATTGTACTGCAGGGGAGACCGACTGCGACAGCTGTGTATCCTTCCAGCGGATCCGGCCGCAGGCATGTAAGCAGTGCGGAGGAACATTCTACGAGCGGGAGACAACGACGTATTGTAAGCGTTGCCGGGATATGCGGAAGTGGCAGCAGCAAAAGAAATTTGCTGTGCTGATGAAGCGGGGGAGCGGATGAGGAGGAATCATAGAATGAATCAAACAGCAGAGCGGCAGAAGATTAAAACCGTCCTTGATCGAAAATTCCACGAACTAATAAGCGATTTGCCAGGTTCCTTGCAAGGCTTATATAAGGAGCAGATGGACATCTACAATGAAGTCGCAAGAAAACACTTTCTTGAATACTGCGACAGCAACAAATGTATTCGGGGAAAAGATTTTGTGGTTAGTGCATTGAATAAAGGCTGGCACGAGGGATTTTGCCTTGAATGTGCCTTTAATCCATACAACTTTTGTGTAGAGGATCAGGAAGTATAAAACATAAAAAGAAAGGGGACCGGAGCGGTGGCCACCGTAACAGGATATCCTGGCTCCTTTCAAAAAAATATGAGTACGGTATACACATTTAAAGAGGTTATGGCGGAGCAGAAGAAGCCGCTGGATTACAAGATAGGCAAGGCAGTAGAAGCAATCAGACAAGGATTTGAATTATCCAAAAGTGCAGTTAGTGTTGCATTCAGCGGCGGAAAGGATTCGACTGTTTTATGGCATTTGATCAGGACTTATTTCCCAGATGCTAAGTACCATGTAATTTTTGGGAATACAACAGTTGAATTTCCGGAAAGTTTGAAGTTTGCTAAAAGGTTGGGAGCAGAATGGGGCAATGAAAATGTACAATTTCACGAGGTTCTTCCCGATAGATTAGCAGAAGACGGATTAAAGTATGAAGCACAAAAAGAGGTTCTGGAGTGGCTGATTAGTGAAGGCCAAATTCATGAAGTCCTGAAAGCTGATGGAAAACTAAAATCAACCTTTTCCCTGGAGAAGAAAGCAACGCCGGACATGTGGGAGGACTTCCGAAACAGGGGCCTTGTCTGGAAACAGGGTACAATGAAATCTTTTAACTGGTGCGTGGATCAGTACGGATACCCGATCTTAGGAAAGGCGGCATCAAAATTAACTGCAAGAAGGATAAATATTGATTGCTTTCTAAAATTTTCAAATTCGGAATCGGAGAAACAGGAGACACTGGAGTATTACGACCTGATTCGCCAGGTAAAAACGTCTAATCATTGCTGTTCGATCTTGAAGAAAGAACCATCAGAAAAGAAGCAGGCAGAGCTTGGTGTGGATGTGATCATGAAGGGGCTCATGGCGGCAGAAAGTCATAGCCGGTTGCTGTCTTTTGCTACGAGGGGTTATATATTTGCAAGTCACAGGCCGCATGCCCCGGAATTTTATCATGTCTCTCCCCTCGGAATCTGGCGGGATGAAGATATCTGGGAGTACATACGCAAGTACGACGTTCCGTATGCCCCGCTGTATGATCTCACCTATACCAACAGCAAAGGTAAGATTTGTAATATTAAGCGTAATGGGTGTGTCGGGTGTTGCACGGACATTGCGTTTAAGGATAATCATATGTCCGTACTTCGGCAGACCCATCCGGAGCGCTGGGAGCAGCAAATGAGGTCAGGGCTAGGAGAGCAGCTTATGAACCTGCAAAAATACAAGGGCAATGGACGGGTGAATTATTTGAATGTAGCAAAAAATATCGAAAGTGTGATAGATACCAGACCTTGCGCTTTTGATGATATTGGGGATCGCATTATTTCCGACGGTATGACCCAAAGCGATTATGACAGCGAGGAGGGAAGCGTACATGAGGTTATATGAATACAGCATTAACATAAAAGACACTCTTATATGCAGTGAGCATGACGGATATGAAGAGAAAGCAAAGACTTATTACAGGGAAAAGGGATATCCGGCAAGGGTGTATAAAGATTCGATAGGCAATGTAAGTAGTGACTTTCTGAGACCTAAATTATGGTTACTTGAGCGAGATGATAAACGAGCAAAGAAGCTAATTGCAGACTATTATAGTAGCCTAGTTGAGAAAACGAAGAGTGACTGTGAAGACAGGTGTTTAAAATACACTCGTATAATTAGGAATGTGGGTAATTCACTAAACTGAAATTACATAATGAAGTTAGGGTTATAAGAATCAATCGAACTTTGACAATTGAATATTGATAGTTGGAATTAATTGGGGTATAATTTCAATGTTACGCCTAAGGAGAATCATATGGATCATAAAAAAGATGCTGAACTCATGATTGAAGAAAATATTGAAATTATACGAGAAAAGTTAATTGAAAAAGGAATAATGTTTTATGATGGTTTCGGTTATGCTGTTTCTCCATGCGTAGCCAGACTTATGCCCGAAATAATAGAGCGAAGATTCGGGCTAGATGAGGACACCGTATATGCGCTGGAATTTGATACTGGAAACGGGTTTGAAGGAATCTTCTTTTTAAAAAGTTTGGATCTTAGCATAAGCTTTATAAAGGAGCTTACAATTCAGCACTATACAAGAAAGTAGACTACAGCCAACTATCAATATTCGGTAGTTGGTTTTTTATTGTAGAAAAGAGGAGGGAGAGTCCGTTGGATAAGTCGGTACTTGAAAGATATTGTGCGGCGCAAGGAAGAATCAAACATCTGAACAAGCGCATTAGGGAGATTAGAAGCAAGATAGAGCGCATGGAGACAAGCGGTGAGTGGGTAGTTGATTCGGTGAAGGGTACCCGAAGAGACGGTACTTATGGCAGCATCCGGATTGAAGGATTCCCCAGCCAGGAATACGAGGACGCGAGGGAGCTGCTGATATCCAGGAAGACGGTTTTAGAGGCAGAGGAGAAAAAGTTGCTCCGCCTGGCGAATGACGTAGAGGAGTATATCAGTACAGTGGACGATCCGGAGATGAAAACAATCCTCACGTTGTACTACTTGGAGGGGAGAACTTGGCAAAGAGTGGCCAACGCCATGAATACCGGGTACGGGCGAAGGGGTAAATCATATACAAGTGATAGCTGCAGAATGGCGCTTGATAGATTTATTAAAAAAATTTGATACTTGTTCGTTTTGTTCGGTTTACCTGTGGTAGTATAGTATTGGTGATAGGTTTAAAGATCACCCAGTATCCTCCCCGAACATACAGAGCGCCTTGCAGATGCAGGGCGTTTTGTGTTGTTGTAGTTGATTATTGTTATGATTTGCGATAGAATGGAAAGAAATACCAAAGGAGGAAAATAAAATTATGGGGGATTATGGTTACAACCAAGAAAGGATAATAGCAGGCGAAATTATATTGAAAGAATTAGAGGAAGAACGTAAAGCTTTGTTGGTCTTGTTTGATAAAAGAGCTAATGAAATCGGAAGGCTCCTAGTAGAAGAAGAATTATACGGTGCTACGGCAGATTCGATAGCGATAATTAAGAAAAAAAAGAGCGAAAATGAAATAGCTAATGAGCAAAGTAATGAGCGTATTCGAGAAATAGACGAGACTACTAAGAAACTATCAGACTTACTATATCGACTAAAACATTAAATTAGAGAGCATCCTTCGGGGTGCTTTTCTAATGCACAAGAAACGTACTCCGGTGCCCTTCGGTCCCGTGGCTGACAAAGACCGGGCAAAGAGTTAGAAAAAGGAAGGCGCTTCGGCGTCTCTTATAATGATCGCCTAAAATAATACCCAAATACTATTTTAGGGGTGACGTACAAATGAACAGCTTTATAAGTTGGATTGGCGGCAAGAAGCTGCTACGTAACAAAATCATGGAGCAATTCCCAGAGGCCGGCAGCTATGACCGGTACATAGAGGTATTCGGTGGTGCCGGGTGGGTATTGTTCGCAAAAGATCGTCAGGCGGATCTGGAGGTCTACAACGATATCAATGGGGATCTGGTTAATCTGTTTCGATGTGTCAAATATCACTCGACCGAGCTGCAGCGGGAACTTGATGGGCTGCTGATGTCAAGGGAAGCTTTTTACGATGCCAGAGAGCAGATTAAGAGCCGGGGTTTGACAGATATCCAGAGGGCGGCACGATTTTATCAGCTGATACACTGCAGCTTCGGGGCGAACCAGCATTACTTTGGATTACGAAGCAAGGACCTCCAGAAGGCTGTTGGCTATCTGGCAGAGGTGAGTGGCCGGCTAAAACGTGTGGTGATCGAAAACCAGAGCTATGACCGGTTGATAAAGACATATGACCGACCCGGCGCTTTATTTTACCTGGATCCGCCGTATTATGCAGCGGAGGGGTATTACACCGGATTTGAGGCAGAGGACCATGAGCGGATGCGGGATATCCTAGCTGGTATTAAGGGCCGATTCGTGTTGTCTTATAATGATTGCCCGGAGATCCGAGAACATTACAGAGATTATACGCTGGTAGAGGTTGATCGGCAAGAGAACCTGGTCACAAAGTCGGGCAGCCGGAGGTACAAAGAGCTAATCATTAAAAATTTCTAACGCCTATTTACAAACGCATGTTCGACATGTATAATGTAAACGGGTATTATTTTAGGGCAAGGGGTTTCTGCTTCGGCGGGGCTCCTTGTTTTTACATATGAGGATTGCCGAATGGAAATCGATACTACAAGTAAAGAGACAAGAGCGGCGTTTTATAACTCCGGAGACTGGAGGACAAAGCGGCAGGAGATACTAGCGCGTGACCATTACGAGTGCCAGTGGTGCAAGGCAGAG